CCGATGTCGGCGCCAAAGAAGCGGCGCCAGTTCTCAATCCCCATCGTGACGCGCTCGGACATACCGTAGTCTTCACCACGGGCGCTGTTAACAGCCTCGTTGATGATGGCAGACCCGGCGATACCGATTCCGGCTCCAATCCCCAGCCCCGTGAGGCCCGGAAAAGTGCCGAGGCCGCCCATTGCCAACAGCGAGTTTGCCATGAGGCCGGACATACCGACGCCAAAGGCGCCACGCCCAGCCGCTTCAATGCGAGGTCCTGTCCCTTCGGTCCCAAAGATTTGCGCCGGAAGGGTCTGAAGGAAACCGAACTGCTGCGTCTGGGCTTGCGCCAGGCCGAACTGGTGGCGGCCCATCTGGCGGGCGACGTCCGAGGCGTAACCGCCCCCGTACCCGCCCAGGTAGCCCAGGTCGCGCGAATACTGACCCAGCGGCTCGGTGACCCCTTCGGGGACATTCAGCGCCATGCCGATGGCGCCATGCATGGCCCGCATGGCATACCACGCGCGAATGGGACCGTAGGCGCTACGGAAACCACCAGCGCCGCCACCACCCTCGCCGGGAACGCGATCCGAGCCACGGAGGTCAACGTCGGGGCCACCCGATCGCTTGAACACCCCGCCCTTGCGCAGCGCCTCGCCGACGCCCCCTTCGGGGAACTGCTCGTCGATGCTCTGCTTGAAACCCTCGTCCGTGTCGTACAACATGCGGACTTGCCTGGCATGCTTGTACGCCTGCATAGGGACGGCCGTATGATAGAGATCCATCGCTATCTGGCCGGACGTACTGCCGACCCCAAGCTGCTCTGACATCCAGCCAATCATCTTGTCGAGAGCTTTGTTGGCGATACGTCCCAGTTCTTCAGCGCGATTAACATCTCCACCCGACTCGGCGCGAGACAATTCCTCGTTGAGCTGGTCGTGGATAAGCCCGCGAGCGCGGCGCACCAACGACTGCATATCCAGCAGCTCGTCACCGCCGAAGTCGCGCTCCATGAGGGTTTGCGTCAGGGCGCCAGTGGCCCAGGCCATACCCTGTTGGTTCTCAAGGCGCGGCCGGGTACTGCCCGCCATCTGGGACTGCACCGTTTCAATCGCCTGCTTACCAAGATGGCGAATGGCCCGCGTAGGACTGGGCGCATTCTCAGGCTCGGCGGGGTTACCACCCAGCGCTCGCTTGTTCAAACGATCAAGAAACGCCTGCCGGTTGCGCTCCTCGCGCTCGGCCCTGACCTGGTCCGGGTGAGGAATCTCGGTGTAGCCTGGTTTTTCCTGCGCGGGAACATTCTGCGCGGTGATCGCCGCGCTCAGGCGATTCATATCCTCGTCGCTGAGGGCGCTGCCGGGCAGGTTCTCAGGCTCGTAGATGTAGTCTTCTTCGTCGGGCGGGGGTTCGTTCTGTGTATGCCACTGGCGCCGCTGGCGCAACTCTGCGCCACGATCGATCCCGCCACCCACTTCGCGCACTCGTGGCAGATTGGCCGGCTCAGGCTTGGTCCATCCCTTGCGCAATTTCTGCTCAAACGCTCTTTGTTCTGCGGTGCGCGTATCAGGCCGGCGCGAGCGCCAGTTGCTCTCGTCGAAGTTGCCAGGTGTCCGTGGATTGTCCTTGCCGGGCAGAGGCAGCTTCGAATGGCCGCCTGGAAGATTTTCTTTCGGTCTGACAGGGATCTCGCCTACAATGCGCGGCCGACCCCGATAAGGAACGGGTGTGGGCAGCATGCCCGTAATCGCCTGGAGGTTGGCCTCCAACTCAGGGGTCATCTCGACTTCTGGTTCGACATAAGTCTCAGCCTGGCGCTGCTCAAGCGGCGTGAGGGTCAGTCCATTGCGCAGACGATGGGACTTGGCCCACCCCTGAATGTCCGGGCTACCCTGACGGGGTTGCGTCTGAGCGAACTTCTCAAATGGCCCCTCGGCTTTCGCCATCTCCTGCTGAATGGCGAGCTTCTCCTCGACCGAGCCGGGGATGTAGTTGTCGCCGATAGCCGCTTCGCGGTCGAAGCGGAACTGGTCATTGATCAGACCGCCATCGTCGTCGATGTTTTCGAACCACCACTTATCCCCCCGGTTCTGGGAATACTGTTGTTCTTCCCACGCATCCGGTCCCAGTTCCTCGTCGAAGTCACCCGTTTTGGCCTCGCGCTCAGGTGCGAACGAGCGGTAGCCATAGCGATAACTGCTCTCAGGCTCATGGGGATCTTGACGACTAAAAAGCTGGCGTGGCGCCGGGTTATCCAGACTATCCGCCTCAGCCATGACCGTGTCTTCGAAGTCTTGAAGGGTTGGTAGCCGGTCGAGTTCGCTGGCAAAGGGGAAAGGAGACGAGTTAGCTTGCGCCCGTGTCTGCGGGTCGATGTAAACACCGTTGCCGCGCAAGAAACGCCCAATCTTCTTCATCGGGCCTTCCAGCCCGCCTTCTGGGGCACCGCGCACCAACTTCTGTAGATCGGGTGCGAGGTTGTCCCAGCCTTCTTCGCTGACCCGCGCCCTGGTCTCCAGGAATAGTTTGTGCATTCCGGCCGCGTGGTGGATCGTGAAGCCCTCTGTGGCCAGATTGGCACCCAGATACTCTCCCATCAGGCGGGTGAGTAGTTCGCGTTGGTTCTGGCTGAACGGCTGACCCTTGGGGTTGCGCAAGATGTCGGGTCGAAAGTCACGGAGTTGGCGCCCCGCGATACCTTGCAGGGTATCCGGCAACTCGCTGACCGGGTAAAGCCTTGACAGCGCTCCCGGCCCCATCGAATCCAAGGGATTGTCGGCGGCGTCGAGAATGCTCAGCTCGCGTTCTTCAATTTGCCGAGACGCCCTATTGATCTGTCGCAGTGCCCCCTCAATCGACGCGTCAATACGGCTGTAGAAATTGCCCGGCTTTTCAGGCAGATCGGATTTTCCTGCGGAGGAAAAGGGAGTCAGGCGCATGCGCGAGACTCTTTCCATCGCCCCCACCATGCCGATCCCTACACCCTCTTCTGGGTCAACCCCAGGGAAAAATTCATAGCCGGTATAGCCCAACACCCGACGGGTAATAGCCGCGTTGACCATCTTGGCCGAAATCTTGCCCTGCTCGGAAAGTGGGGCATCCGAGGCGAATATGGAGGGCATGGGCCGGTCCCAATCGACTCCGCGGGCGAACTGCTGCCAAGCCTGGGTGTCTTCAGGAGTGCCCCCGGTCCTGCGAAAAACCTGGGTGTTGGGCACCGACTGGCCGGAGAATAATTTCCAGAGCATGGCGTTGGCATGAGTATTCGCCGAGCCAAAATCGGGGATGCTCTGCGCTTTCTTCCACGCCTCGAAATGGGTCTCCTTCTCGGCCAGAACATTCTGCAAATGGGGGAGAAGAACCGTGTCGTCGACCTTGGGAGGTAGGGCGCCCAGCCACAGTCGGCGGTAGAGATTACGTTCGCCGCGCTTCATGCGCCTGCGCTCCTTTCTGTCTTGCCTGATTGAAATGGGGGTGCTATGCTGGGAAACAAGAGGGGCCTAGGTTCGTATTTTCGCTCACGACTCGCGAGGAACCATGAACAACCATCTCGACTATGAAACTATCAGGGGGGCATGGCAGACATACGGCCAGTTCGAGCGAATGCTCAAGGCTCACCCAGACGCTAACCGACTTGGGCAAATTCAGAGTCTTACTAGCGAGCGGGATTCACTTCAAAGCAAACTGGAGACGGCGGAGAGAGAGCTGCAATCCGCCAGGGCCATCATCGATAATCCGGGTCATTTGCACACCCAATTAGAGATTGCCGATAGCACTCTGCGGGCCGCCCAAGAGGAGATCGACGAGCTACGAGATCTTCTCGACGAGTGGTCTACTATCTGGTCAGACCCGCACAAAAGCAGCCAAGGGTGGATCGAGTGGGGCAATGAAGTCGATGAACGCGCCCGCGAACACCTTGACCCGTCTTATGATCGAAGCGTGTTTGTGCTCTACGATACCGCCACGCCCGCTCCACGACCTGCTAGGGACAACTCTGAACTTCCCGATCCCCTCGCCGAGTTTGGCAACAACTTGTCGCCAGACGATCTCCCCTTCTAGCGAAAGGAGCGCTACTGCGCCCCCTTGAACACGAGATCGTTGCTGGGAATCTTCTGGCGCTCCGCGTAGCCCTGCTGAACCCACGGCTCGACAAAGGTCAGCATGAAGTAAGGTTGATCCAGCAGCCCTCCCTGACGGAAGGGCTGCTTGGTTACCTGCCGCGCGTTGACCAGGTCGATGATGAAGTTAAGCGACGGGTTGTCCGTCCGGTTCGCCAAGAGGTAGTCCTTCAGCTCGTCCTCCATCTGGCTGAGCCTTTTCCCCGTCTCGTCTTTTCGGCCCCCAGTTGGGGGCCACTTCCTTCATCTTCGTCCACATCTCGTAGACGATTTCGAGTGGGAGGCGATTGAGAGCCTCCTGCATCTGGGGGACCGTGACACCCATCTCGACGAGCGGGCGGAAGCCCGGCTCGCCGACTTCGGCGGGTGAATCGGGATGGGGGAGCGTGGTGCCGTTGAAGGTGGCGACCAGCTCGTTGACAATGACATCGAACAGGTCCCAGTCAGTCCCCAGTGCGTTGTTGAGCTCGACCAAGAGCTTCTCGTCGCGGAACGCTGGCGCTCGCATCTCCCACCAGTAGCGCTGGTCCTCTGCGATGGGGTAGTAACGCACCAGATCAGGGTTGTAGCGATCCCAGAACGACATTCATTCCTCCTTAGTAGGACGCAACGTCATTGATCAGGGTCACGGAGAACGGGCCGTCGACGTAGGACGCCGGGTCCGCCAACACAATCCCTGTCACACTCATGAGTACCTGGCGGTTGCCGCGCAGCGCGATCGACTGAACCGTCCAAGCCACATTCGGCGAACCCGCCGCCGCCTCGCCGTTGAAGTTCACCTGAAGTTCATACGGCTGGGCGCTTGCCCCGATCATGCGCGTCGACTTGAAGGTGAGGGTGATGTCCGCTTCCTTGAAGACACCCGCCACCCAACTCAGGCCGCCCGCCGGGTCGTACATCATCTTGCGGTAAAGATCCTCGTTCCCCTTGACCACCAGGTTGAGCATGATGGCGCGGTTGACGATTTCGGCGTCGTCCGGGGTGAGGGAGCCGATGATCCACTGCTCGTCGAGGGGCATGTTCACGCCCATCGTCAGACTGCCCGACAAAGCCTTGAGGGCCGAGCCGGCGGGCAGCTCGATATCGCCCGTGGTGGTGATGAAGGGCGGGGTCGTGTCAAGCTTGGTAGCTGCACTCCACGCCGTGGTCGAGGTGACCGCCACGGGAGCGCTGACGCCGATCAGGCCCAACTGGGCGCGCAGGTAATCTTGCGCGTTGAAGTTGAGCGTTAGACCCGCCATACGAACATCCGGGAAGCGCTCGCCAATCCCCAGCGCTCCTACCCGGCGGCGGAAGGTGTAGTAGGGCGTGACGAACTCGTTGGTGTCGAACTTGAAGGTGTGGGTGTGGTAGTCCGCGCCCGTAACCGTGACGCACTTACCCAGGCACCCCTGCAAGATACGACCCAGCGTGTCGGGACGAGGGACGAAGTTGATCGCCCCGCCCGAAGAAATGCCGACCTTCTCGACTTCGCGCGTGAGGGAACCCGAACCGATCTCCTGCTCCAGCGGCAGGTTCACCGGCTGGGGCGAGATGCCCGTCCCCTCGGAGAAGAAGAAGTACTTGAAGTCGTTGTCGGTGGTGTTTTCGGTCCCCTTAGCCGTCTGCTTGGCGAGGCCGAAGTGGGAATCCAAAGCCGAAGTCATGCCTAGCTCCTCAGGATTTGTCTACAGACCCCTGCCAGCTCCGTCCAGCCGTCTGCCAAGAGTCGATGCTTGCGAACCCACGCCCGGCCTCGACGCTGGGTGCCAGAAAGCTCGTGGGGATGGGTAATGTAGTAGTCGAGAACACCCTCCCACTCGTCGTCGTCTACCAGAACCGACGCCCCCTTCGAGGGGCGGTAGACCGAGTGGTTGGACACCAAAGCCGCCGCCCCCGCCAGGGCGTAATCCAGCGCCTTGATGTCGCTCTTGTGGCGGTTGAAGCCCTCGGCGTCGATGATGAGCGGCGCCAGGCCGATGTCGATTCCCATCAGGCCGGAGGGGTAGAAGCGGTAGGGGACCGGCGGCCTGTAAGTCAGCCGCGGAAGGTCCGCCAGATAGTCGGGGAGATACCCGAATGCGGTGAAGCGCACCTGGGGATGGCGGGCGATGTTGTGCAGCGCCCGATCTACCAGCTTCCAGTCCTCGTAGTGAGTCTCCGACCCGCTGATGCCAATCGTAATTTCCTGTGATGGAAATCGTTCGAGTGGCTCCCACAGCTCCCCGTCGAGGTAGTTGCGAAAGATGTAGGGCTTGACGTAGGGCCGAACACGCTCGGCCAGCGCCGGAGTCGTGACGATACAGCCGTCACAGGCTTCAAGCACCGGCTTGAGCTGATCCGGGTGCTCGTAGAAGCGCGGGGAGAATGGATCGTCGTCGATCTCATAGACGACCCTGACCCCCCGAAGCTGTTCGAGGCGGATGAAATCCACCATCTGCTCCGCGCCCCTGATGGGAACGCGCCGCGAGATGACGAGGATGTTGTAGGGGGGAAGTCCCCTCTCTAAACTTCGGATCTCGCTTTCGGGGACAATCCGGGCTGTTATCCCGTGGCGGTTGAGATACCTCCACGGGTGGATGATACGAATCCACTCACAAGCGGTCTTCCCAGGTAGTATGGTAAAGAGTTCCGGCTTCATCGGCGCCGCGTGATAACCTCGAATCGGATTTTGCCGGCCCAATCATAGGCGTCCGGCCCGCCCCCTTGACTCACTTCACCTTCCAACCCGCCGAGGAAATCGGCCTCCTCGTGGCGGCTTTGTATCGAACCCCAGTTCGTCGTCAGCAGGAACTGCTCGATGCGATCCCGCAGATCCGAGGCGATTGCCAGGGACTCCTCAAGACTTTCCCCGCTCTCGACGAGCAGGGCGCGAAACAGCAGCGTGAAGCGCCGTATCCAGATGGCTGTCCCGCCGATTTCCCACTCGACCGCCTCGTCCATCCACTGTTCGGGATTGTCCGGGTCGTTGGCGTAGACCTCGACGTTGATCGGCGCTGCATCCAGATCCGGGTTGCCTTGCAGCGGCCCGATCTTGACCGCGTAGGCGCGCGATGGATCGACCGAGGGCACCCAGGTGACGAGCTGGCGTTCCAGCTCGGCGCGGATGGCACTTAAGATCGCGTTCGAGAAGGTGTTCACCGCTGCCTCCCCAACCGGATGGTTCCCACCGAGCCATAGCGAGTCCGCATGATGGCGAGGTACTCGTCCATCAGATTGGTTTCTTCTGGCTCAAGCGGATTGTCCTGGCGGTCACCGGGTTGGGTGCGGCGTTTGTAGCGGTCGAGCTGCGACCCCTTGGAGCGCAGCGCCCCCATCGCCTTGGCGCGGATGTAGAGCAAGATCGGCTCCTCATCTGCGTCAGGGAAGGTCATGACAGCGTCTGTGTCGTCTTTATCTTCGGGTGGAGTGTGTTGCGCCCGGTAGATGAGCGAAAGGCCGTCAGCGGGGTCCGCATACGTCGTCAGGCGCAGGTTCTGTGCCTCAGTCCACCAGCGCCACTGCCCAAAAGCCGGGACACTGGTAGGCGGATTGGAGGTGTTCGTACCGAGGGGCAAGATGAGCTTGCCCCCCGAACGAACCTCGATCACACTCATGAAGTCGGCGGGAAGAGACGCCATGCCGGCGCCGCTGAGGGTCAACGTCGTGGAGAGGATGAGCGGGTTCCAGTGCGAGTAGTCGCTGAGGGCGAACCGCAGATAAAGATAGGCGTTGTCCTCGCTCAGCTTCGGGTTGGCTGACTCCTGCATATCGTTCCGCAGATCGGCCAGCACCTGTCCCCAAGTCAGCATGGCTTATCTCCCTTAGTCCGTCGAAACGGCCTGCCAGATGACTTCGATCCACTCCGGGCGGAACATCTGGAACTTGAAGAAGCCGCGCCAGCCCAGACGGTTGATCCGCATGAGGTCGTCGTACTTGGGCGGCAGCACCAGGTTGGGACGCTCGCCCACGCCCAGGACGACTGCCGGGCCGCCCAGGGTGATGATCGGGCTGAGCGTGACCGCCTTGGTCACATAGTCGCCAGAGGCATGGGGCTTCATCAGCGGGCGGTCGAACGCGATACGACCCGCCCCGCCCACGCCGATCGACACGATACGGCGCGTTTCCTGGGTGCCGTCGGCCAGCGTGAGGGCCTTGGCGCCGTTGGGATCGTCCTCGGTGGCGCTCTGCGAATGGATAGCGACATAGTCGCCGACCGCAAAGCCAGACGCATCGGCGACCGTGACGTAGCGGGTCGAGCCAGTCTGGCCGACCGCGTACCCATCCACAGTTGCCGCGCTGCCCTGCCCCGCCACCGTCGCACCCGAAAGAGTCGACTGGTTAGTGACAGTGCCGTAGTTGCGCAGCAACAGACGGTTGGACTTCATCAGGCGCACCCCGTCCCACGAGCCCGCCTCGTTGCGCATCTTCATCTGCGGGTTCGCGTACTTGGTGACGTCCCACCACTTCGAGGCGTTGCTCTCGCTGACCGTCCCGCGGATGTCCTTGATAACACGCGGCGACGTGAGGCCGATGATGGCCTGCCCGCCGCCGTCCTCGACGCTCTGGACGCCGGGGATATCCAGCTCTTCCAGGTGCGTGTAGGACAGACCCAAGAGATCCGGGTCGACCGTGTCGCTGGCCGTCAGGTCGAAGCGCGAGGTCGCAGCCGCGTCCGAGTAGAGAACGTTGGGCGCAGTCAGGTGGGCGTTCATGGCGAGGATGTCGATCAAATGTGTTACTTCGCCCTAGCTTCTTCGGGCAAGGTGTGGTAGAATATGGGTAGCATTACGCCCCATACTTAGGAGGAACTTCCCGTGTCAGAGTGGATGTACCATTCGGATCTGTGTGAGTGTGGACGGCCCAAGAAGCGCAGCGCCAAGAAATGCGCAGTATGCTCCTCTGCCCAGCCATCGGAACTGTATCAGCGCAAGTACAAGCACTGTCCACAGTGTGGAGGCTGGATGTCTCCCAAGGCCCAGCTCTGCCGCGCTTGCGCAACAGGCGCCCGCGATAAACAAGCCGCGCAGCTTGACTCGGTGCGACCGTGGTTCGGTGTCGAGCCTGATTACAGCGGCGTTCCCGAAGATTTCTTCCGGGCGTTCGCGGGCTTCTTCATGGGAGAGGGGTCAATCAACATCAAGGCCAAGCCGTTCACGGTACTCGTGGACGTAGCCCTTCACACAGACAACAGGGGAGTTCTGACCCGCGCCCAGTCTTATTTTGGCGGCAGCGTGTTTGACTACCACAACCACCCCATCAGCGACTGGAGATTGCAGGGCCTACTACCTTGCCGGGCCTTTCTCACTCGCGTGAGGGACCATGCCAGCCCGCTCGGTGCGATCAAGACAAGGGGCATTGATATCGCCCTTGCCTACATCGAGTGGCGCTTGACACGCCCTCACCATTTGTCGGATGAGGATAAGGCTGAAGTTGAGAGGTGGCGTCACCGTCTCGTTGAAGCTAGAAAGCGAGGCCAGGTCATTTCTGCCTAGCTCTCCGATTTCATTTCGTTATAGTCGGAGTTCAGACTGTCGCATCACCCACAGCCGAACTGTTTCGGGCGCCCACTCACTCAGTCGTTGCAGCCGGTATTTCCTGTGCAGGAAAGGAACCTTGCTGAGGGTTGACCACCGCTGGCCGTTCCCCATTGATCAGAGCGGGTTTTTGTCCACGGGTTTACCCCGTGGGAGTACCTCGACTTATTGATACTCGACCATAGATTGTCCAAGCTTCCCGCGCACCAGACCGGAGAAGTCGCCGTTGTTCCAGTAGTTCGTGATCTCGGTAACACGTGTGTTACTTTTCCTGCGCAGGAAAAGGCGCTTACGCGCTCTGCATGTCGCCATGCAGGTCGGACTATATCATCACCTCAGACCCAGATGGTTGAGCTGCTGGCACTGCCGCTTGAGTTCCCGCTCGTATTCGCCATAGGGCGTTCGATAGGGAAGCGTCTTGCGATAGCGGGCCAGTTCCAAGAGCAGCTCGGCCTGCGCCTGTTTCCCCACCAGGTGAGGATAGAGGCGCTCGACCACTGGGATTGCTCGTTTGTAGCCCTTGAGGGTGAAGTGGTAGATAGGCTTGGTTGCCTTCGGCCCGTTGTCGCTCTTCGTAATCAGATGCTCCGGCGCCATGTGGGCCAAAGCCTCTATGAAGAGGGGGCTGGTATGAACGATCTCAACCACGGGGTAGAGGCGAAACGCCCCTTGGTACTGCGCCCCGTGGCAGATCATCAACGCGCCATCTCCATCCACTACGCCCGCCAGCCAAGCAAAGTCTGAGGGCATCGCGTGTAGTCTCTGAGGCGCCTGGTGACTTTGTAGACGCTTGCGGATTTCCCAATCTGTATCCGTATAAGCAGAACGAGGAGGTAGTGAAAAGCGATGCTCGATGTATCCTAGAAGCAAGTCTGCTTTCCACTGGTGAAAATACAGATTGAGCTGCGGCAGCAATGCCGCCACGCGCTTGAGACCTGAGACTTGCACATGGCCCAGGTCTTTGGCATTGGTTCCGTTGGATTTCCAACTGATGTGACACCCAACACCGAGGGCGCGAATTGTTTCCGCCGCTTTCTCAATGATCGCGGGTCGTGTGTTGGTTATGGACACAAAGGGCGCAAAAGACTCTCTGTGGCCCAACCGAATTCCCAGCGACCCGTCCGTATCAATGAGTCCGCAAAGCCAGCCAGTTGCCTGCTGATTGTCTCCACCCATACCGTTTTACCTTAGCAGTCTGATGGGATACGCGAGAGTTTCCAGCATATAGCGATGTTATTCAATCTGGCTCGCGCCAGAAGGGACCATACCGTTTAGTCATTGAACTTCATGATGTCGCCGTGGATCTCGAGGTTGATGGTGATCTGACGGCTGTCCAGGTGGGCGCCCGGCAGCCAGTAGTCGGTCTCAGCCAGCGGGTTCCAGTTGGGCGCGGCGTCGAAGACCTCGGTGTAGACGAGCTGGCCCGTGTCGCGGGCGCGGAAGTCTTCCTTGGTGATGCAGAAGCGCGTGAAGATGTTCAGCTTGCGGAGCGTGGCGAGCAGAAGCTGCTCGTAGTACGTCCGCTGACCTTCAGGGAGCGTATTCTGAAGAAACGCCCCACTCGTGAAATCGTAAGACATGGTTACCCCTTAGCGGTGAACTCGAATTGGCGATATTGCTCCCAGATGGGGTCGTCTGGGTCTTTGCCATCCAGCGCCTTCATCCAGTCTTGGCGCGTGGAGGGTAGACCCGCGTTGGGTGACCCATCCCCGTAGCCGGGGGTCAGCGCATCCTTCGCCACGGTCTGGGCCAGGTCTTGGCCGAACTTGGCGAATTTGAGGATGGTGGCCTTGGTGGCATCGAGGTCCTGAGCCGCCGGAATGTCGTCGAGCAGGTTAAAGAGACTCACCGCGGCAGCGGGAGTCAGCGCGACGGCCGGCTGGGGGTCGGTCAGGATGGCCTTGAACGCATCCACTTTCAGGTTGCGCTGCTGGGCCTGGGCCAGTTGTTCGGCGAGGGCTTGCTTCTCGGTGCGGGCGTCGTTGAAGGCGCTGAGCCGCTCGTTGCCGGTCTGCTGGGCCTTGGTCAGCAGGTCCTGGGCCGTGTCGAGCTGCTTTTGCAGCTCGGCATTTTCCGCGTTTCGCTTGTTGAGTTGCGTCTGAAGTCCGGCGTAAGCCTTCTTCGAGACGTAATCGGTCAGCGTAGGCGGATCTTGACGGTTGGGTTCCGGCGTTTCTTCAGTAGCCTGGGGATCAGGGTTCTGGAGATTTTCCGTATCCATGTGGATGCTCCTTAGAAGGTTCGTGAAAGCGAAACTGAATAGTCGGCGTGGCGCCAGTAGGCATGCAGGCGCCCGTCCGAACGGACGAACGGGATCATTTCCACTTCGGAGATACCCGTGGGATGGATGGTGATGAACACGACACCCTGCGTCCAGTTGGTGATGGGCGCGTATTCCGGGTGAAGCTGGCAGAGGCAGTAACCTTCAACCCCAAAGACCATCACGCCGTTGGGCTTGGTCAGGTAGGAGAGGGCTCCCCGATGACAGTGGCCCATGACCAGTGAGGCGTCGTAGAACCGCGCCGCCATCTGGTTCTTCACGGAGTAGCCGGGGTGAAGCGACGCCTTCTCGCCGTGAGTGAAAACAAGGTTGGGGGTGGCCCACCATTCCCGGTTCGTCAGGTAATCTCTTGAATTTCCTGCCCAGGAAAAGCCAAACGTCTCGTAGGCGAGTAAGTTGGGGTATTCCACCGCTCTCAAGCTCGACCACTTGGGGTCGCGCCAGAGGGACTTCATCAGGCGCTCGTTGTGGTTGCCGAGGACTGTCGGGTATTCAATCGCCCCGCCCGCGTCTCTCAGCTCCTGATAGCGGTCGTACTGGAAGTCCAGCTCGTTCTGGAGTGTGTCCTTGCGATCTGGGTCCTTGTCAAAGCGCGACAGGGTGTAGAAATCCACATCGTCCGAGCCAACCGGAAGATGGGTGGGCTTGAACTCGGCCACTAAATTCAGGGCCAGGTGCCAGGCGTGGCGGTCAACGAAGATGCCATGCGAGTCAGTCAGCCAGGCGATTTTCACTCACTCTTCTCCCGTGTCTCGGCCTTTTTCTTCTCACCCTCCTCTTTGGGCGCGTACTTTTGCTGGAGCTGCATCGAGACTTCCTGCTGCTTGCGAACAAACTCGGCAGTCTCCTCGATGCGCTTCATCTCGCGAGCAATGTCGCGCTCGTCAAGCATCTCAAGCGCCTTGGGCAGCGAGACCGACGGCGGATTCGTTGATAGACGCGCCACCACTTCGGAAACGATCTCGGTGCGCTCGCGCGGCAGAATGGGCGCGAAGTTGGTGTTGAGCTGCGACTCGGTGTAAAGCTTACGAACTCCACTCCCCAAGACAGAGGAGATCTCGCGGTCAGCCACACGCATGATGATGTCGGTCAGGCGTCTCACGCAGGGCTTGTAGTGCGCCCTGGTGCGTCTAACAGAGCGCGTGAGCGGCCACATGCGAATGGTGAGGGTCGCTCCCGATCGCTGAGACCCCTCATCTTCGCCAAAGACAACCGGTGGGCTATTTGCCGCATGGCGTCCCCAATCCAACACGAACTTGATGTGCTCGCTCGTCTGGGGAGAGACCGCGTGGGCAGCCTCCATCAGCTCGATCTTGGGCGGTTCCTGGCCGGGTAATACCAGGCCAAGGTCCCACAGCGCGTTGGGCGCGAAGGGGAACTTGGCGGGGTCATTGATGTTCTTGGGTAGGTTGTAGCCGTAGCGAATCGGGTGGGTGTTGGTGTTGAGGGCGTCCCCGACATCCCCTACCCGCATGTTGATTTCGTCTTGTGGCCCCATCAGGTCGGGAGTGAGAGCGTCCCCGAAAAACGAGTCGCTTCGCTGTCTGGGGAAGTACACGAAGGGAACGATGCCCCAACCGTGATAGCCCGACAGGCTGTCAATCTTCTTGCCGTCAATCCAGTTGGTGTAGTTCATGGTGTCCCAGTGCTCGACACGCATGACCACGTCCCGGTTGGTCTTGACGCCGTACTTCAACTCGGCGGCGCGGGCCGAGATCTCGAAGGCGATGTAAACCTCGAGCAGGTCGTCCAAATCGTCGGGGTTCCACACCGGGTAGAACATCCTGACGGGGACGCGGTCGAGGCGCACCCCAAAGGGGTGGGTCTTGGATCGCGCTACTCTCAGTACCCCGCCGCCGAAGCGCTGGGAATCGAGGCCAATCTGCCATGCCTTGGACTCAATGGCCGAGCGATCCATAATGTGGTGGAAGATCCGCCGCAGCTTATCGGCCTGCTGAACCTGCGTCTCGTTAAACTGATCGGCCCACAGGGGCGCCAGCTCGACGGTGAAGAGGCGGTCTTCCCATTCCCCCCAGAGCGCGTCGGCCTGGGTGTGGCACATGAGCTTGGTCACGTTCATTTTGACCGGGTACATCAGGGGCGGTTTGTCCACCCCCTCGACGCGATCCTCCAGTACCAGCCCGGCGTAGTAACGATGCCAGACGGCATACTGCTGGAACCGCGCCAACCACTCCTCGGCAGGGATAGAAGTCCCACCGAGGTTGAGGTCTCCGGTCCAGTCGAGAATGTCCATCTTCACCTCAACAAAAAAGGGGAGGCTCAGCCACTTGTGGCTGACCTCCCCTTCGGCGTGTGTCCGATCAGGGCTTACGTAAACTTGTGCGACTGTACGACGCTGGGCGCGTATTCGGTCTCGCCGAAGACGGGCAGCCCGTCCTGGATTTTCAGGACCAGGAAATTCATCACCCCGCCGTGGCGTTTCACAGTCTCGGCGAACTCGCGCAGCGGCTTGTGAGGGCTGCGACTGGCCGACTTGTAGCCGGCGTCGGCGTCGTCAAACTCCACCGTCACGTCGCTGATGTGCCCGTAGGACACCCTTGCCAGGAAATCCCGAAACTCGTCAAACTGTTGAAACCGCATTGCTCTCTCCTCGGATACCACCCCTCGCCCCGCGCAGGGTTGTGTCTGAAATGGGGCGTTCTTCGGCCTGCACCAAGAGAACGGGGCGCACCACCAACTGAGCGAAGGATTCCCCTTCCTTTAGCCCGATACGGTAATCGGTGAAGTTGCCCAGTCCCAGGATGATGGGGCCGCGGTAATCAGGCTCGATGATGCCAGGAAAGACATACACATGACGTCGAAAGGCCCGCGAGCGATGACAGATTGCCAGCTCGGTGGAAGGCGGCGCCTCACTCAGCCAGATCCCCAGGTCGACCGGGACAAACTCGTGGGGAGGGATCGACACGTCGTGGGGCAAGTACAGATCCAGCCCCACACTATCCGGGGTGGCGCGAGTGGGGAGCTTTCCCCCGCGCAGTTCGAAACCAATCATCGGGTGCGGAATCCTCTCATGGGTGCGCTGCGCTGGTTGCGAGGGCGGTACAACTGACGGCCGCTGCCGACAAACGACCGCGACCCCTCTTCGGTAAAGCGAAGCAGGTAGGCGATCATGGCAAGCGTCATGACGATATCGTTCGGGATACCCTTGTCGTCTCGGACATAGCGCTGGAGCTGCGAGTGAATCCCCTTGATGAAGGGCATTCTCAGATCCAGGTTGGTCAGAAGGAGGGACAGGGCGTTCAGCATGCCGTCCTTATCCCGGTTGAAGTTGATGCGCGACGTCTCAATGCCCTTGCGGGCGAAGGCCAGCTCGTCGAGCGCCCGCTGAGGGCCAGTAGCATCCAGGCCCCGAAGACGAGGGTGGTATTTCTCAAGGGCGTACTTGTAGGCGTTGAGGAAGGGCATGTACGAACCCTGCCCCGACACCCAGTTGAAATAGACCAGCTCGTAAGGGCGCTGCGTGGTATCAAAGACCATGACACAGCCCGCCGAGCGGTTCGGCACATCACCCATGCCAGGATCGCCAGCCTCGACGTAGTCATGACCTGGGATGTAGGGCTTCTCCCACAACACCACGCCGTGACGGGGGTTAACCAGCTCGCGATAACCAGGGAGCTGCCCGCCCCGCTCAGGACGGATGGCGCTTTCCATCTCGTCGTTGAGATAGGGATCTTCGGCGGCGATGATGTGACGCGACGGAAACATCGTCTCGCCGTAGTCGGGGAACTCACCTCTAAGCTCGACCCGGATCATCTCGTCGGAATAGTCCGCTTCCATCAGGCGGATCTGTTCCGGCGTGACGTGGATGTTGTCATAAATCGTCGAGCGGATCGCGGCGTAATCGTTCAGCATCGGCTCAAGGGAGCCGGGGGTGCCACGGTCAAACCAGTTTCTCAGCCACGGGCAGTCCGTGGGGGACGTAATAGCATCCAGTCGCGCCAGGCGCGGAATACCAGGGCGACGTTCGCCGCGCAAGCGGCCGCGCAGCGCTTTAATGGTTTGCTCGTCGTACTCATAGCCCGCTTCGTCGAAGATGATCCGGTCGAACTCCAGACCACGGATGTGGACGGCCTGAAAGCCGGCTGTTCGGAACAGCCAGCTCGACCCATTCTTGAATTTGATGAGAGGGTACGGGCGCTTGACGATGTCCTCAATGAGATGCTCGACGCGATGGCGCAGGCCCTCGGATGTGGCCCAGCCCGTGAACATCTCAAATTGGATTTCTGCTTGGGCAGATGTGATCGAGGTGGTCAGTCCCTGGAAGCCGGGCAGCGTCAGGCAGTCGGCCGCCATTGAGGCGGCGGCCCCTACGGACTTACCTGACGCAATGCTCCCGACCCAGGCGACATTGCTCTGCGGGGCCTGATGGTACGCAAACTGCTTCGGCATCGGCTCGACGTCGAAGTACCACCGGCTCAGCAGGCCGAACCCTTTGGCTTCCCTCAGACCGGCCACCAGCATCAGGCGGTCGGCCTCGGTCAGCATGCTTTATCCTATGTCTGGAAGTTCGAAAGGGCGTTGTGGGTGCGATCGTTATCCCCGCGAGGAGGTTCCACGCTCACGCCGTTCTCGACGAGATGGTCGATCCGGTCGGACAGGTATTCGAGCAGCCGCCTGATCTGTTCGAGATCGTTGGGCCGGCGCCCGGTGGCCTGCTCGTACAGAAAGCCCTTGACGAGCTGGGCCAGGTCGCCGTCGTAGGAATCGATGAAGTGGGCGATGGCGCGATCTTCTTCGCTGTTGCCCAACGTAAAGCCGTGGTAGCGATAGCGGCCGCGCGCCCTGCGCGGCTGGGTGCGCCGTCTGCGGTCATGCATGGAATCCTCGGAAGAGGCCAAACCGATACCCTCCGACCACGTTCGCCATGTGGGTCTCGACGCCGTGGTGCTCTTTGGTCACCAGGACCTTGTGCGCGTAGGGCATATAGTCGAAGACAAATTCCGACCCGCCGCCCACGAAAATGAGCAGCTCGGCGGCATCGCCTCCGTCCCATTCCGAGTTTATCGTAGCCATGATGGAGTCCGCCAGCGCCGCGGCCGCCGTGTCGACTTCGTCGTTGACGAAGACCCGCTCTGGCCCCTTCATGAAGTAGCCGTTATGCAGGGTCTCGTCCAGCTCCCTGAGATTCAGGGTGCGGCCGTATTTCTGTTGGATCTGCTCGTCGAGCAGCTTCCACAGGGCGCTCATGCCCGCCTTGTCCACACCCTGGGACAGAACGGGGACGAGCTCGAGATGATCGAAGAACAAGTAGTCCGTGGTGCGCCCGCCGGCGTCAATCACTCCGACGCGCATATCCGCCGGGTCGCCGTTGCGCACCACACCGTCACGATCGAGAATAAGCGAGCACAGCGCCCCAAACCCTTCGGGGATGATGTGCAGGTCGCGGGGGTCGATGTGGAAGTGGAGCTGCTTGTCTCCCGCCCCCACGTAGTAATCACCCGACAGCGTTCGGCGCATATCCTCCCGCGCCCCCGTGTAGTGCTGGACGGGAAGGGAAGCGACCACCACCAGATCAGACGAGCGCCCCACTACAGAGACCAGGGCGCCCGCGATCAGGCGGCGGTAGGCGTTGCCGTCCAGCCGATGTCGGCCCATATCCGAAACAGGTAGGCGTCCCAGCTTGAAAGCCGCTTCTCCCAGGGCCACCCGCTCGTCGCCGAGTGTGATGACGAGATAGTCGGGATTGTTCTCGAAGCCGGAGAAGTTCAGCGTTCCCTGTTCGAAGGCGCTGACCGACGGAAAGAGCACCGTCTTATTGGACGACACTCCGCGCGTGTTGACGTTGCCGATGTCGAGTGACACCAGTCTCTTGGGCATATTTCCCTCCTCGGGGTGGATACGCATAGCTTGCGTATCATGCCTACGCATCAGATACGCATTCTACCACATTCTTCGCCTGTTGTCTATTTCCTGCGCAGGAAAGATGGCGTGTATTCGATGATCCAACCGGGCCGAGAAACGCGTTCGAGATGTTCCTCGACCACTCTGCGGAGCAGGGGGTCACCGTTGTGCCACTTGGAGTGGCAGAGCCGGCACAGACACACCATGCGTTTGGGGTCGTCGACGCCGGTGGCGCCCCAGGTGTCCACATGGTGGACATCCAGGGCGCCCTCGCGTCCGCATCCCACACACCGTCCGTCGCGCTGTCTGACTTCGTCGATGGCGGCCTTAGAGCGCCGTTTCGTCGATCTCGATCGGCTGGACGATGAGCGACTCGATGCGCTCATAGATGCGTTCCTGATTGGTGGTGACGGCGATGGTGATGGTATAGGTGGCGCCCGCCACGCCGCCGCTCAACCAGAAGGTCGAGCCAGACGGCCCGAAGGTCACCTCATGCAGCTCCAGGTCGTCATGCACCGTGATCTGCTGCTCGACGATTTCTTCTCTCGGTGCCAGCCAGCCCGTCCAGTCAAAGCTGAAGTCCAGCCGGTCCCCCGGCGCCTTGAAGAAGGAGCCACGGCGCAGGGTAGGCGAGACCCGGTTCGAGGGGGCGGGGCGGTGCCCGATGACTCGCGTGAGCGGGGCAGTCAGGCTCGAGACGGCGTCCGCCATCCAGTGTCCCATCAGGTGACGGTAGAGCGGCGCGGACAGGTCCGAATCCGCCACCAGCTCGGCCCTGATGGGCAGGACTGTGTTGACCACGACTTCCGACCACGGATTGGTGATGGTGTTCAGCAGGGCGTAGTAGGTCTCAAAGCCCGATGTGGGTGGCACCACATCCCCTCTGAAGCCTGACGGCCGCGCATTGGTGTCTTTCAAGTAAAGACTGCCGCCCCATGCATAGGTGCGGGCCGCACCGATCGCGTAGAGCTGTGTCATGACCGAGTCGACTTCTTCTTGGGCCAGGTTGTTCTCGTAGTGCAGCCAGCCGCACTTCGTCAGCAGGTTCAGCGTGGTCTGGAGAGCCACATTCGGGCAGTTGACGACCGCGAACAGGCTTACGCCAGCTCGCGCCAGCTCAGTGGGTCCCGCATGTACCTGCGGGCAGTTCCATAGCTGCACCTGATAGGTGAAGAGCTGATTGGCAAGTTCGCCCTCGCCAGTTACCACATTCGGCTCGGCCTTGAGATAGAGATTGGCGAGTCGCAGCGCCCCCATCTGCCCAGCCTGAACATGCATCCCGGTGCTGTCCAGCAGCAAAGCTGACAGCGTGGCGGACTTGTCTACGAGGTCGGCAAAGTCCACCGCCGAGGCGTCAATGCCGGGACCCAGCTCAAGCGTTTCGAGCGAGGACAGCGGCGCGAAGTCATGCTCGCCGATCGCGCCGCGGATGTTGGGCAGCGACAGCAGTTCGAGATCGGGGCCGAGCAGAGCAATGTCGCCTGGCTCGACCGTGGTCTCGACGGCTTCTGGGTCGTCTCTCCAGTTGTCCAGCCAGATCGCCTGAAGAGGTTTGCCCGCGAACTCCGAGAAGTCGAAGGCCACACGCCCACACGCCTGATAGCCGTAGAGGTAGTAGGTGAACTCGTACAGCTTGGTCAGTGGCGCGATCTCGCCGGGACCCAGGTGGACATTCGGAATGCTCGACAGATACAACGTCTCGAGATTGACGAGCTGCCGGATCTCGCCTTCGGCGACCGGGAAGTCAGTGTCGTAGATCAGCAGGCCCTTGAGATTCTTGAACTTGGTGAGCTGGCCCGCGGCACAGGATGCCGAGATGTAGTTGAGGTCGAGATGCACCACCGCCATCGGGTTGTCGATAACCACCGGATAGTCGCCTGCCACCGAGTAGGTCTTGCGGCGGTTGGCTTTTCCTGTGCAGGAAACGCTGGTGCCGTCACCCCAGTAGATCACCACAGTGCGGCCGGCCTGAACCTCGAAGTCGTAGAGGTCGAGCTGGTCGCCCGCACTCGCGTGGACTGTGAAGGTCGGCGAGGCCACCACGTAGACGTTGGTCCACTTCTTGGGGAACAGGGTGTTGGCGTTGGTCTTCATCTGGTAGATGTACTGCTGGCCCGTCGTCGGGGGATTGACGTTCTCGTAGATCCCCGTGGGCGACTCGTTGCCATCCAGATAGATCGACCCGCCGCTGTAGACGCGGGTGGACTTCATGTTGTAGAGCTGCGAGAGGATCGAAGTCACCTGTTCGCAGGTACAGTTGTTGCGGAACATGAAGGTGTAGCGCAGCCGGATCGCCAGGTGCAGGTTCGAGGGAACAGCCACCAGCGGGCTGTTGGAAATCAGGATATCGCGAGCCTGAACCAGCGCCCCCAGCTCGGTGGCCCCGACCTGAACCCCAGGGCAGTCGGACACCTTCAGGTAGGTCAGCAGGGTCAGCGCCCCGATCTCGCCCAGATTGGTCTGGGCCAGGGGCAGGTTGCTCAGAATGAGATAGCTCAAGCGTGTCCGGTTGGCATAGAGATCGCCAGCGCCCAGACTTACATGTGGCAGGTTCTCAAGCCACAGACTGGCGAGGGGCAGGGCCGCCAGCTCGCCCGCATTGACGGTGGCGTTGGGCAAGTCCCACAGCGCGACGTTGGTCAGCGTCGCCTTGCTGCCCAGTTGCCCCGCCGCGATTGTCAGTGGCAATTCGCCCAGCCCAAGTTCCGTCAGGGGTAGGGCGAGGATCTCGCTGAAGGGCAGGGTGATGCCGCTCAGTCCAGACAACCACAAACTAGCAACCTTGGTCAGCGGGGCCAGATCGCCCTCGGCCAGGGTGAGCTGGGAACACGCATACAACGTCAGGCTTGTGAGGTTGACGCAGCCGCGAACATCCGCGCCCGTGATGGCGACGTTCTGCGCGTCATACCAGTAGAGCGAGGCAAGGTTGGGCAGCGAACTCAGTTCACCTGTGAGAGAGAACTTGTTGCCTATCCAACCTAAAGTGACCAGGCCACTGGCCTTGCGAATCTCGCCCGCGGGCACTTCGAGATTGAAGGGCCAGCCGCCTTCCCAGGCGGTGAGCGCGGCAGGATTCTGGATGGAGACGGTGTAATCTCCCGGCGCGGCATAGGTGTGGTCGATCTCGAATGTCCCGCTTTTGGTGACAGGTGGGGTCCCGTCCCCATAGTCGATGACAACCGAGCTGCCCTGAGCCGTAACCGTGTTCCACCAGTAGACGCCCTGGTAGGTTTCCGGACTCGCGTGGCAGACGAAGTTCAGGTCGTTGGCGGCCATCAGGGCCTCCTAATTGTGGGTGATGACGAGTTCACCCGCCTCGAAGGTCAGGTCGTCGCCGCTCTGAACGAATTTCTCCTCGAGGGTCGGCCCGATATAAAGCAGGTGGCCTTCCGCGTCCAATAACCCGACCGCTTCCACCACACCCCAGTCGGCCGTCGCCCGCGGAAAGACAATATCGGCAGGGTTGGACTTGCTTCCAGCCAGAGCTGCGGGCCAATGAGCAAGATCGTTGGCGATCTGGATGCGAACATAGCTCCCGCCGATCACTTCGACCCCGTTCAGGCCGTCTTTGTCCGGCTCCGTGGTGTAGAGAGCCACCTCGACGTACTCCGAGGGGGTCAAATCGACGCCGCCCAGCGCAAAATCGAGCAGGGCGTTCTTCAAATAGGTGGACAGAACGGGCATTTGGGGTCTCCTCGACGCAAAAAGGGGCTAAGAGTGCCCATCAGGACGGAAAAATGGCGGTTTGGGGGATCAAAAAAGACCCCGAAGGGGCCTTCCTGAGTAGGAGAGGGGAGCAGGTCGCGCGGTCCTCGCGCACCGTGAAGTCATCTTAACTCGAACATTTGTTCTTGTCAAGTCCGAATCAGACGAATTTGCCATTTCCTGCGCAGGAAATGCGCCCCCTAGAGTACATACCGTTCTCGACGTTCTGTAAATAAGCTTCTCTTTTCTGTTTTTGCTCTCTATATAGTGTATTTATATATATAAAAGACGAGTGAGATCATAGTTGAGTCTACTGATACAGATCAGAGGGGGTGGGGAGGGTGAAAACAGACCCCACTCTGCCCGTGAAAGGGGTGGGGTAAAACAAGGTCTAACCCTGCCGTGAAAGTTGTAATACATGTTATCTCCCCTCTCTCTAAAGTGAACATACCCCCACCCACGACCCCAAACGCTCGACGCAATCTCGATTTGGCTCACGCAAGACTTTTGACCCCCTCCCCTCCCCGTCCCCCCTG